CAATCACATCAAACTGATCTGATGGCTCAATCGGATCTTTGGCAACATGTGTGTCTTTTCTAAATGTAGGATAGACAGGCTTGCCATCCAGCAATGCCTGATACTCATTCAATACATAAACACGAACCCATTGTGGGCCTTTGCCCAATATGATCTTGTTATAGTAATCAGCTTGGAGGTTGTCTCTGTTTTCAGACTTCAGATTGGCTTCATAACCAGTTAGGTTGCCCTGCTCATCTTTTTTCTCAAACATCGCCCCAGGCTGCTTAAAGAATGACCAGTCATCTGGCTTCACCATCAACAATCTTTCATCAGATGTCAGATACTCAGGAACAGGAACCTCACCAGCCATGATGCCCCACCAGTGAACTTCATCAGGTGCGTTGGTATCCATAATGACACCATACCAAGTCGGGCCACCGTCTCTCATCGATGGGAAACGACCCACACGCATAGTACAGGCATCAACAATTGACTTACTGATCTCACGAGCCTCATTGACCCACACACCAGTAAGCTCCAATGACAAAAGCTTCTTTACATCTTCCTGACGATCCAAAGCCAAAAAGATAACTTCAAGTTCAACGATAGAATTATCAGGTAATGAGAATCTTACATTATGAGTGTAAGGGGGCGACCAAACAAAACGACCGAGTTCATCGCTAAACCAATCACGCCATGTCTTAATCGTTGTTGTCTTCAACTGAGGGTTGGTATTGCGAATAACAGCCCAACGTGTTCTACGAATACCCTGCTCATTTGGCTTCTGCATCGTGGCCTTACGCATGATCTCCATGCAACAGGTCACAGACTTGCCAGAACCTACTGGCCCACGAATACCACGAACAAAAGACTCATCACGCATAAACTCCCTAGCAACAGGGCCGGGAGGTTTGTAGTCAAGATTCATACCTTAGTCTGCTTAAACTTCTTGTTCTTCTGCATCAAAAGTCTTTGAGCAGCCAAAGAGTCACCACCCATTGCAACCTTTTTCGAAGCCGTTGTCTTCTCAGGCTCAACTTTGCTTTTTTCTGGCTCGCTTGACTGAGTAGGAGAACCAGTGCCTCTACGGTCATTCTTGTCAATGCCAAGAACTGTATCAACAATCTCAGTGCCAACTTTTTTGGTTAGCTTCTCAGCAGGCTCAACAAGCTTCTTATCAACAAATTTAGTTACCTTCTTTGTAGTCTTCTTAGCAGCTCTTGCTACCTTCTTTGGCGCAGATCCCATAAAATCACCTCTCAGGAAAAAAATATTTTTTTGGGGTTAGGTTTTTTTATTCTATCGTGTGTGTGGTTTACCCTTTATGGAGGACACCGCCGTATTTCAAAGCCCTAGTCACACAGGAGCGTTACGGTGATGGGACCCCTACTAAACATTGAAGTTAATCTGTACCGCAGTTGATGGTGCATGCTGTGTGTCTACCTTAAATCCTGATCGATCCAGCATGTCCTTGGCAGCTTCAAGCCTTACATACGAACTCTTATCTGTTAGCAGTGATCTCATGGTCGCCATCGCTTGTGTGGCGTCCCACCCCAATGTCTGCATTGCTATCTGCTGTCTGTATTCGATAACATGTTGTTTGTTCAGCGTATTATACGCCCAAGCCTTGTTCCTACCCAGACGTTCAGCAGCTGTCGTCGGGTTGCAACCATCATGCAAGATTGCATGCACCAGATCAGCCTGTGCGTCAGTCACTTTGTCGTGTATTTGTCTTAGTGTTTTGGCTTCTTTGTCGATCTCAGCGACAGGTACAATTCCGCCTGTGTATTTATCTTGTTGTTGTTTGTTTGCAGTTTTCATGTCCGAGTGCTTTCGTTGGCGTCCTTGGCGTAGTATAGAGATACATAGCCAAACACTGTCCATTCACATTCCATAACACTCTGTAAACACGCTATTAGCACCCTCCACATCCTAACTTGCTGGGGCAAGTTATGCTGTTCCGAAGTGCAGCTTATTGGCTGTGTCGCATACCGCTAATGCCCTTGTTCGGGCATAGCAAGACAAGCTTGCGTTCATCACGCCGTGGGTTGAGAACACACACACATGATTGGCCCTACGTCGTTCCATTATCCTTGCAGGTTACACAATGGATTGTTCCAAGCGTCGAAAGTAAAGTCCGCATCAAAATCCGAATTTTATTTATTATTAAGCTGCGCATGCTCTTTATTCGCAAAATCCATTTTGACAAGGGGATTCCCAAGTGGTCATCCCTGCTAGGCCTTGACTATCGACTTCCATTGTGTGGGCAGCGGTAAGAACGTCGCAGAGAATCCTGTGTGCGTGTTTACCTTAACTTTACACAATGGAGCGTTACCATGCGTAAGCAACTTGAACTCTTTGATGAGAATGAAATCCTTGCACAGACTGTTATGTCGTATCACGAGCCGTTAGATGCACTTGCGACTATCGATGACGACATTGATATCGCAATGGAGTCTGGCGACGACAATCGGCTGATCGAACTGATACAGATGCGTACTGCATATAGTCAGTAGGAAGCCAAAGGTTAGGGGGTGATCGATAGGTCATCCCCATCATCACAAGGAGCGTTACAATGCAACAAGAAATTACCACAGAAGAACTAGATCGTATCTCAGCTGCACTCTTCCAGGACACACTACCTATGAAAGACAAGCATAAGGCATGGTGCAAAGAGTTAGCCAAGCGTCTGATTGCTGTAGCTGATTTGTTCGACGATGGTGAGGATGTCATCATCCTTGCCAAACTAGCTGACCAGCTACCTCGCATGTTTGAGAAGATGCGGGACAACGTTGTCAATCAGGCTTCAGATATGAAGACCGAGATTCGTGCAGCGTATCGTGCTGATGCTGGCATCGAGATCACCAAGAACCAGATAGAGGATCTTGAGGAGAAGCTTGCCAAACTACGTCGTCAGTATTGGACACTGAACGAGACGTTCAAGGTTGCACTACACGATGTCAGACCTGTCATCATCGGCAACGCTGGTTTCTCATTCAACGGCGGCAAGTACACACAACTCAAAGATCTACCTCGTGTGCAACGTATGCAAGCCAAGGGTCGTAAGATTACACAACAGATGTATCAGAATGATCCAGAGTATTGCGTCAAGCTGATGAGAGAAACTGGTTATGTAGAGTTACCAGCTGACCAGATGTAGCTGACACTTAGGGAGGGGCTAGTCCCCTCTCTCTTTTTTTGTGTTTACACTTTGGGGAAACGTTCCTTTTCCCCAATCCCCTTTCCCATCAAGAGCGTTTCACCCCTTAATAATCCCAGAAGCTGGAGTCAGTTCTGAAACACCGAGGCCGGCCACGGGTCGTTTACTTCGCCTCAGATACGGAGCGTATTATGAAAAAGATCAAACTGAGTTTTCCATCAACATCACGCTTGATTAATCCTGTTGCACAGCTGGTCAAGCATATAAAGCCAAAGATAGTTAAGTCGAAGAAGGTTTACTCAAGAAAGGGTAAATCACGTTTCAACTCACACAAAAATTTATTCAAGGGAGGTTACGTCAATGATTTTTTACATTCTTGCAGGCATCGCATCAGCCCTCGCCATATTGTTCACACTGTTCAAACTGGATATCAAAAAAGTGCTGGCGTTCGACATAGCTGTAGACGTTGGTGCCTCAATACTATTGATCGTCATGTTCGCCGGAACGTTTGCAGGCATGATGGCCGCAGTCATAGCCGGAAGTATTATATCAATCGTCCTATGGCTTATTAAACGTATCGTTGGCTTCAAAAAGCCACAACGACAAGGATTGAGGATGGTCTGGGTCAACGTTCCACCCAAATCATCCTCATAGAGACAGCCACCGTTAGCTGCAGCAAGGTCGTCAGTGCTGTCACTGTAGGGCAGGTAACGTGATCCCTACGCCCCCAACCTTCACACAAGTTTGTGAATTTCGCAATTAGAAAGCCAATGGTTTTCTAAGTGTCTGGCTGTTCAGTCAGATAAATCAAAAACGTAACGTAAGTTAGGAATCGAAACTATGAATATTCAACGTATTACAGTATCAGGTAACGTCGGTGCAGCCCCAGAGATCAAAGATGTCAACGGCATCAAGGTCGCCAACTTTTCTGTGGCAGTGAATGACAACTACACCGACAAGTCAGGCAACAAAGTAGAGAACACCAGCTGGTATCGCATCGAAGCATGGGATGGCAAGAACGGTGGCCTCGTATCTGGTGTCATTGAGAAGTACCTCGGTGCTGGTCAGATGGTCTACATCGAAGGCATCCCTGTCCAAGAGACATATGAAAAAGATGGACAGACTCAACGTTCATTCAAGATCAAGCTGGCTGGGCCTCAAGCCTTGTTCAAGCTAGTCGGCAAAAAGTCTGATGACTCGACTGCTGGCACACCAACACCAGTCAAAGACTCAAAGATAGACGACGACATTCCGTTCTAGCAACGGAAGGGGGGAGGCTAATTCCGAACGCCTCCTCCCACTACTGTTGAGGGAGTTAGATATGTCACATGATTTTACTACTACCCCTGGCATAGCAATCCTCATCGCAGAAGGCGTAGAGGAAGCCAAAAGCCCATGTGAGTTCATAGCTGCATGGCAATACCTACATGACAGTGGATATGCCTACCGCCTCCAAGGTTGGTTTGGTCGCCGCTGCCAAGACATGATTAGAGAAGGGATTATTGAAGCATGATCTGCAAATGCGATGGATCAGGCTGGTATTACGACCGAGATCCCCTTGACCCGACAGAGGTTTGCCACGAAATGTGCGAACCCTGCTACACCGCAAAATACGGCCCACCGCCTCAGATAAATGAGACTGACACACATGATCAACAAAATCAGGCAACTTGCCTTTCTAAATGACAAAACACGCTGGATCGGCTGGTTTGTCACTGTCCACCTTTCGCTATCACTCACAATTCTGTTGATGCTTGTAGGCATTGGCATCAACCCCACCCTGTTGGTTTCTGTACTTGGCGCACCGCTATGGATTGGCGTTGCTTTCGCCTCCAAGTACATCACCGACAAAATCATGGAGGACTAAATGCGTACCAAAATGACGCTTTCCACAGAATATCCGTCTTTGCGTATTGTGATCGGCTCTAATGAAGAACATGAGCATTTTCTTGCTGCATTTGTTGCGGCTGTCGCCTCAGGTGGAATCACTCTTGATAAGATAGAAACTAAATTCCCTGACAATGAGTTATTTACGAACGATAAGGATTCATCGTTTGAGCATTGCTGGGAAGAATTTGTTTCTGTTGATGTTTCTTTCTCACCAGAAACGCCTTTGAAATCAAAGAGCAAGAAACTTCTAAATCTAGAAAAAAATAACGCAATTGAATCAAGCAAAGCTGCTTGATGGTGTCAAAAGGGGATGGAGAGCGTTACCTAAATCCATCCCCTTCTAACTGGAGGATTATATGTTACAAATACCGCTCAAACAACTAAAACCAGCCAAACAAAACGTACGTCAGGTTAAAGCCACAAAGTCTGGCATCGATCAACTCGCCGCCTCAATTGAATCCCAAGGTTTGTTACATAATCTTGTGGTTATGAAAAATGGCAATGGCTACCATGTTATTGATGGCAACCGTCGTCTTGTTGCATTGCAAAAAATCAATGGCAAAGATTCATCAGTTAAAATCTCCTGTGTAGAGATCAAAGACAATGAATCAGAGATTGGCTTACATGCAAACATGATGCGTGAAGACATGCACCCGCTTGACCAGTGCGATGTTATCAACGGCTTATGTGCTGATGGTGAGGAAGACTTTGACTCTGTTGCAAAACGATTTGGTCAAACCAACAAATGGGTTCAACAACGTGTAGCTCTGTCTGAGTTATCGCCTCTTGCCAAACAAAAGTTTCGTAATTGCGAGTTCAACCTCGGTGTGGCTATGGCTTTGACTCTTGGCAGTCATGATCGTCAGGACACGTTTCTGAATGATAATGAAGACCGCCGTATACTGCCTGACTATGCAAAACGTTGCATGACTAACTCCAAGATACCTGTGTCAGCTGCATTATTTGATATCAAAGGGCTTGAAGAAAACCTTGGCATTGAGCAAGACATGTTTGGTGATGAGGCTTACATTACAAATGTAGAGCCGTTCGAAGCTCTGCAAACTGAGTATATTGAAGCCAAGTGTAATGAGTTGAGAGAGCAAGGTTATGCAGATGTAATTTATCTTAAGGATCAGTTCTATTGGGACTCTCCTGAGTGTAAACATTTGCGTCATACATTTAGTGAAGATCATAGAATAGAAGACCGTACAGCTATTGTTAGGTACACAACACACAACTATGTTCTTGATATTGACACTGAATACATTGCCAGAGACCTAGAGCGTGAGCTTGAGAAAGAGGCAATTGAAGAAGGTGAGATACAGCCGCTAACACCAACAGACTACTCCAAGCCACAAAAAGCATTACTTGATGGATACTACCTTGAGCATGTAAGAGACATGCTGTTTGAGAAATCAGATGATGAGTTCTTGGACAAAATGTCAGATGCTATGTTTCTTGCCAGACGTATTGGTGGCTGGACACAATTTGGCGATCAACGTATTGGTCAGGTTCACATTGATCATGCCAATGCGTTCCCATTAAATGAGGAGCCTGAGCATCTTGAGATGACAGCTACTGCAAAGTTTATCAAGGAATGGGAAGACAAATACAAAATTGATTATGAGGCTGCTGAGATATCATCAATCCAGTTTGTTATGGCTATGTCAAAGTCAGACAGAACCAAACTCAAATTTGCGTATCTTGTAGACTCCATTACAAAGTCACAAGCA